AGAATTTGTTGGTGAAGAAGTTAAAATGACTCATAATAGTTATCTTTCATACAACAAAAAACATAACCCAAATGCATTTGAAACCAGAGGTGGTAGAACAGAACTTGCTGTATCTCCTAAACTTCCTCCTCATTTTGATTCAGATAATTATTTTACTAAATTAACAATCGACTATCAACTAGATGCAAATATTAGTTGGCCTATAGTTATTGATACTAATGGAGAGTTACATCGTTTTGATATGCAGTATGGAGATTTATTAGTTTTTTGGGGAGCAGGGTCAATTCATTGGAGAGATCCTATTCTTTTAAAAGAAGGAGATAATTGTGAAGTTTGGACAGCACATTTTGCAGTTCAAAAAGATTTTGATGAATTAAATATTCCAGCACGTGATCCAGAGGCTAGGAAAGTAAGATTTAAAGAATGGAAAGAAAAAAGTAAATTTGATGAATACAACGATGCTTGGCAAGAAAAGATGGCAATTCTAGAAGAAGAGCATGGCAAATTAATATTAAAAAAATTAGATGATAAATATAAGGAAGCACTTAAACGAAAGAACAATAATGTTGGATGAACAAAAAACAACATTAGACTTGATAAATGGGTTATCTGAAATTGCTGAATACATGGAAGATGAAGAGTTTACTGTTGCTTTAACCACAATAGCCAAACTTATTTTAAAACCAGACATACCAATGAATGTCGCTACATTAGAAATAGTAAGGCTTCAGGCAATAGCATCAAAAATGTCACTAAAGGCAACATGGATGGCTAATGTAGACAAATCAAATCGTGGCAAAAAAAATCTTTATTATACTGCAGCAGAGTCTATCAATAATTTAGTGTCTGCTCTCAAATACATAACTCGCTGATATCTGCTATAATTAATTCAAACAAAGGAATATAATGACAAAAAACTTATTACAACAAGTAATGATAAAAAGTTCAGACAAAAATAAAAAAAATGCGCCACAAGAAGATGTAAGTTTTATTGACGGACTTATTGAAAAAATACAGTCTGGATATATGGCTAAAACTAAACCTAAGTTTAGTAAAAAGAGTAATTTTTCTGCATCTGGTTTAACTTATGGCGCTGGAGAATGCCCAAGATATTGGTATCTTGCTTTTGATGGTGCTGTATTTTATGATGACTCTACCCCCTTTGGTGTAGCCAACAGAACAAACGGAACTCTCGGACATGAAAGAATTCAGGAAGCAATTGAAGCCTCTGGGCTTCTTGACTCAACAATGGAGATGGATCCACTTCCAAGAAAATATAATAAACAAACTCATCCCGCAATGGAATTCAGAGTTAAGTTAGACGATCCACCACTTGATGGGTACGGCGACGTAATGCTTAATATAAATGATGAGCGGGTAATTGGAGAAATAAAAACAATTAGCAATGAGGGATTTGAATATAAAAAGAATAGCAGAAAGCCTAAGATGGCACATCTTATGCAGTTGCTAATGTATATGAAGGTTTGGAAAATTGGTAAGGGTGTAATGATTTATGAAAATAAAAATAATCATGAGTTATTAACTTTACCAGTAGTAGTAAACGATCATTACCGTCGGTGGGTAGACCAGGCATTTGATTGGATGAGAACAGTATATAAGACTTGGCAAGATAGGGAATTACCACAAAAACCATATCGATCTAATTCTAAAATATGTAAGGCTTGTCCAATACAAAAAGCATGCGCTGAAGCAGAGACAGGGGTAATTAAACTTAAACCTCTGGAGTTGCTGGAAGATGAAAAACTGTAAATGGTGTGATCATACTTTTGAATCAAATATATCTTATCAGATATATTGTTCTGAAGAGTGTAGAGAGCATGCAACTAAAGAAAAAATTGCACAAAGATATATACACACCAGAAGGCAGAAAAGAAAAAATAAAAATAGAGTTTGTAAGCAATGTGGCTCAAGGTTATCAATATATAATGATGAGCCACTATGCAACAAATGTAATATAAATCCAAATGATGTAAAAAGGGCTTTAAAAGAGATAAAGGGTATGTCAAATGACAAAAGAAAGTAGCCAGCCATATAATATATGTGCTATAGATGCAAGCACAAACAGTCTTGCCTTTGCTATTTATTCACATAAAAAATTGGCTGAGTACGGCAAGATAACATTTGAAGGAAATGATATATATGAAAAAGTTGTTGATGCTTGTAAAAAATCTAAGGCATTATTTTCACATTATAACTGTATGAATGCTATTGTAATTGAGCATACTGTTTTTATGAATTCCCCTAAAACAGCAGCAGACCTAGCCTTGATTCAAGGTGCAATTTTAGGCGGGGCTGGAATGACAGGTATTAATATAATAGGTAAAGTATCTCCCATAACTTGGCAAAATTATTTAGGTAATAAAAGATTAAGTAAAGAAGAACAAATACAAATCAGATCCGCTAATCCTGGCAAATCAGATTCTTGGTACAAATCATATGAAAGAGATTTTAGAAAACAGCGAACAATTAAACTATTAGATATTATTTATGATAAAAAAATAAATGACTATGATGCTGCTGATGCTTGTGGCATAGGACATTGGGCAATAAATAATTGGGAAAAGGCAGTCGGCAATGGATAAAAATATTATTAAAACAGAAGCCATGCTGGAGCATTTATTACTACAAAATGCTATACAGATTGAGGGCTTTGACTCTTCAACAGGAGAAACTTTGTATAGTATTACGGATAAGTTGATAGATGTTGCTCCTGAAATTTATTATGAAATGAAGGTAGAATTTGAAGACCATATGTTTGAAATGATAAAAAGAGGTCCAGAATCAATGCAGTGGAGAGTTAGGTTGCATTAAATATGAAAAAGATGTATACTAGTGAGCCGTGGCTAAAAAAAAGATATCATGTTGATAAAAAATCACCACAGGATATAGCAAAGGAGTGCGAAGTCAGCGTGGAAACTATTTATGTATACCTTGCTAAGTTTGGGCTAAGGAAGTCAAAGCGATGAGTCTTGAACCAGTATTCCCAGATGCAAAAGATTTTAGTTGTCAGGATTTATATTTGCTTACGGTAGGAACAGAGGCAGGAAAAGAAATTTTTGAGACTTGTCATGAAATTGCCCATATGCTTATTAAAAAGAATATTGCTTACGGAAACTCAGCCCTCGATCCTGTTCGTATATTTTCAAAGGCAGGACCAAGAGAACAACTTCATGTCCGTATTGATGATAAATTAAATAGATTAATGAAGGGCACAGAATACCCAGGAGATAATGATATAGATGATCTTATAGGGTATTTAGTCTTATTAAAGATTGCTAAGGGAAAAGATGTCCACTGAAGAAGATTTAATTAAACATCTTGATGAAATTAATAATGTTGTAGGAGAATACCTAAAGGGAAATGATGCAACAAAAATTTCTAAAGATTTGGAGATACCTAGAAATCGTGTAGTCCAGCACATCAATGAGTGGAAGGTTATGGCTTCTGCAAATGATGCAATTCGAGCAAGGGCTAAAGAAGCGCTTGCAGTAGCAGACACACACTACAACAAACTTATTGCAAAGTCATATGAAGTTATTGACGAGGCATCACTTAATAATAATCTTGGCGCAAAAACACAAGCAATTAAACTAGTAATGGATATTGAGTCTAAAAGAATTGACATGCTACAAAAGGCTGGGCTATTAGAAAATAAAGAACTTGCAGAAGAAATGCTTCAGATAGAGAAGAAGCAAGAGGTTTTGATGGCAATTCTTCGTGATATTGCTTCAGAATATCCACAAATTCGTGATGAGATTATGCGTAGACTTTCTGATATTGCTAAGAAAGATGAAGTGATTACAATTGTCCATGATATTTGATGAATTTTTAGAGGCTTTACAAGATAATCACTTTGAAGAAACTCCAGTAGATGCTAAGACATTTGTTGAGTCCCCAGATTATTTAGGTCAGCCAGGGCTTTCAGATATACAATATGACATAGTTCAGGCGATGAGTCAGATATATCGTAAAGAAGATTTACAGCAATTAATGGGAGAAGAAGATGGTGCAAGATACTATGAGAAATACACAAAGAACGAAATTATTCTTCAACTTGGGAAGGGCAGTGGGAAGGACTTTACCTCTACTGTTGCCTGTGCTTATATTGTCTATAAGTTATTATGTCTTAAAGACCCTGCAAGATATTTCGGAAAACCAAGTGGAGATGCAATAGATCTCATAAATGTTGCTATTAACGCACAACAAGCAAAGAATGTTTTCTTTAAAGGGTTTAAAACCAAGATTGAAAAGTCACCATGGTTTGCAGGAAAAT